GTTTAACTATCTTGAAGATGCTATCGAAAGAGCCGCAAAGGCAGTTCTTTTTGAGTTCAACGATGAGTTTACAAGAGAGCAGTTTGTTGGTATGGTAGAACCCTTCCTCCGTGATGTCCAGGGTCGAAGGGGACTTACAGACTTCCAGGTTGTTTGTGATGAAACGAACAACACAGGTCAGGTGATAGATAACAATGAACTACGGGCTGATATCTATATCAAACCCGCACGGTCCATTAACTTTATCACACTTACATTTGTTGCAACACGAACTGGCGTTGACTTTGCAGACGTAATTGGTTAATATAGGAGAAAATAAGAGATGGCAAGACTATCAGATTTTGTAGGAGCTCTGAAAGATGGTGGAGCACGTGCTAACCAGTTTGAAGTAAATATTACTGGCGGCCCTGCAGGACTATTGACTTCTTCCCAAGACTTCAAGTTCCTTTGCAGGTCGACAACAGTTCCGGCGCTTACGATGGGAGAAATTGCAGTACCCTATCGTGGTCGTCAGATTTTTGTGGCAGGTGACAGGACTTATGATACTTGGACGGTAGGAGTTATTAGTGACAGGGGTATGGTAATGAGGGGTGCCTTTGAACAGTGGCAGGCCTTCTTGGGCGACATTGGTGGAACTACAGTTCGTAGTGCTATTGGTGATAACCCAGCTACATACTACGGTACAGCTATTATCAAACAGAAAGACCGAAACGACAATACGTTACGAACTTACACATTGTTCGACGTTTGGCCGACAACGGTAGATGCTATGGAGTTTAACTATGAAACAAATGATACACTGATGGAGTTTAGTGTAACATTCCGTTTCAATCACATGACTATTACAGGGACCCCGACAGGGCAACTTGGTGATTCTGGTGCTGGTGGTGGTGGCGCAATAGGATAAGAGTAGTCTCGTTGTAAGTGATATAAATAGTTATACTATGGCAGAAATATTTGGTTTTACAATCAAGAAGGCGGAGGCGGGCAAGGCGAAAAGCTTTGTTCCGCCAACGTCTGATGACGCAGCCCTAGAAATTGGTAATGCTGCGGGCTTTTTTGGTCAGTATTATGGTGCAGAAGCAACACCTAAAAATGATTTTGACCTTGTAAAGAAATACCGCATGACTTCGGAACACCCCGAAGCCGACCAAGCAATCGAGGATATTGTCAACGAGGCTATTGTGGCCGACGGTGATGAACCCTCAGTTTCCCTATCTTTAGATTATGTGAACGTGTCCCCTGCAATTAAGAAAAAGATCCATGGCGAATTCGACCATATTCTTAAACTATTGCATTGGAATTCAAAAGGTCACGAAATCTTTAAACGATGGTATATTGATGGACGAATCTATTTCCACAAGATGGTAGACCTAGCTGATACCAGCAAAGGCGTTACGGAAGTTCGTTACATTGATCCTAGAAACATCAAGAAAATTAGGGAAGTAGATAAAGAGTACGCAAAAGATGCGGCTACTGGTATCGAGGTTGTTGGGAGAGTACGGGAAGCATTCTTGTATAACGAAGAAGGGTTATACCCCGCATTCGCAGGCAAAGGAATGGGTGGAGCTGGTCAAGGCATGGAGATTTCCGTGGACAGTGTTATATATGTAACCTCCGGGTTATTTGAACCCACATCAAACCAAGTTTATTCATATCTACACAAAGCTATAAAACCCGTCAATCAGTTGAGAATGATTGAAGATGCGGTAGTCATCTATCGTATCAGTAGGGCACCAGAGCGTAGAATATTTTATATTGACGTTGGTAACTTACCTAAACAAAAGGCTGAACAATATCTGAAAGATATTATGAATCGTTATCGTAATAAGTTGGTTTACGATTCATCTACAGGTGATGTTCGAGATGATAGACAGAAGATGTCTATGCTGGAAGACTTTTGGTTACCCAGACGAGAAGGTGGTCGAGGCACAGAGATTACCACACTCCCTGGAGGACAGAATCTAGGTGAGTTAGAAGATATAAAATATTTTCAGAATAAACTATACCGTTCACTTAATGTTCCTCTTTCAAGAATGGAATCAGACTCAGGGTTCAATTTGGGTCGTTCCACAGAGATTACGAGAGATGAGGTTAAGTTTACAAAATTCGTAGGTAAACTCAGAAGAAAGTTTACAGATATATTTCACGATTTACTCAAGACTCAGTTGATATTGAAACAAATCATTACACCTGAAGATTGGGAAGTTATGAAGGAACAAATTACCTATGATTTTCTACAAGATAATCATTTTTCAGAACTCAAAGATATGGAAATACTGGGTGAGCGTATAGACCATGTTGATAGACTTACTGATTATATTGGACAATACTATTCAAAAGAATGGGTACGGAAAAATATTTTACGTCAGTCTGAAAAAGAGATTGAAGAAATTGATGCTCAAATAGAAAAGGAAAAGGAAACTGATCCAGAAGGTGAAGATGACGCATTTTTATAAATAGATGAGGAAATAACATGACAGAAACAACTACAGTCGAACCAACAGAAACGCAGGATGCATCAGGCATTATTAGTGCTATCGCAAAAGGCGATACTGTTGGAGCAGGTAATAGTTTTGAAGATATTATGGCACAAAAGAAACAGGCAGCGTTGGATAATCTCAAAACAGATTTTGCAAGAGATATGTTTAATGCGCCTGCTGAGCCGTTTACGGCCCAGGGCAATGCAACAGAACAGGAGCCTGCAGTAGAGGAAGAATAAAATGAAACTCATATCAGAAACTAATGAGCATATTGAATTTATTACAGAAGCTACAAAAGATGGTGGAAAGAACTACAAAATTCGTGGTGTATTTCTACAGGCAGATGTAAAGAATCGTAATGGTAGAGTGTATCCGTATCCTATTTTACAGAAAGAAGTAAAACGATACAATAAAGAGTTTATTCAGAAAAAACGGGCGTTTGGAGAGTTAGGACATCCAGATGGTCCCACAGTCAATCTAGAAAGAGTATCCCACATGATAACAGACCTTTACGCTGATGAAAGTAATTTCTTAGGTGAAGCGAAAGTTATGGATACTCCGTATGGAAAGATTGTAAAGAATCTTATAGATGAAGGCGCTCAACTTGGTGTCTCCTCTAGAGGTATGGGTTCATTAGAACCAAAAAGTGGTGCGCAGTATGTAAGGGATGACTTTTATCTCGCAACGGCTGCTGATATCGTAGCAGATCCCTCTGCTCCTAATGCTTTCGTAGAAGGTATTATGGAAGGCAAGGAGTGGATTTGGGACAATGGTATCGTTAAAGAAGTAGACATTGAAAATTATAGAAGGGAAATTGACCGCAAGCGTATAAACCGTGGTAAAGCACAGGTTGCTGCGTGGGAAGATTTTGTTTCAAAGTTATAATTTTTATAAATAATAAAAAACGAATATAGGAGTCTAATCCAAAATGTCAGAAGAACTTAACACAAAGTTGGAAGAGCTTCTAGATGCCGAACTAACTGAGGACGAAGTTACCGCTATGGAGAAGGAAATCGAAGAATTGACGGAAGTTGAAGAGGTAGGTGGAGTCGTAAAGATGAAACCCGCATCCGGCAAGGCGAAGCCTTTGAAGTCTGGTGGTGGCGAGAGTTCAGACCTGAAAGATGATTCAGAAGATTTGGGACCTGCTGTAACGAGCCCAGAAGATTCTGATTCTGGTGCTGGTAAGGCCGCTGATAAAGCGAAAAAGGCCAAACCTACCAATCCTGCAGGGTCTGAATCAAAAGTTAAACAAGGTAGTTCTGCAAATGCTACTCCAGGTGAAAGTCAAAAACTCGCTGCAGGCGATGATGTCGACCACGATGGAGAACAACTAGAGGAAGCCCGGATGACCAAGGCAAAAATGCTTGAGAATTTGGCGAAGCAGATGGAAGGTCTAGGGAAACTTAATAAGGCACAACTCAGCGCCGTGCATGAGAAAATCAGCGCAGCCATGAAGGGTGATGAAGAAGTTTCTGAGTCCAAAGACGATGCAGAGCTTAAAGAACTACAAGCCCAGAAGAAAGAAATCGAAGAGCGTATGAAGAAGATTTCTGTAAAAGAAGATGTTGCAGCGCTAGTTGACGGCGAAGAACTCTCTGAGGAATTCAAAGACAAGGCGGCAATCATTTTTGAGACAGCGGTTAAGACCAAAGTCACATCAGAAATTGCAAAGCTTGAAGAGGAATATGCACAACGGCTAGAGGCTGATGTTGCTCAAGCTCTTTCCGAGACAACTGAGAAGGTAGATAGCTATCTTGCTTATGTCGTGGAAGAGTGGATGAAACAGAACGAAGTAGCCATTGAGCATAAACTCAAAACAGAAATCACCGAGAATTTCATTACAGGTCTTAAAGCCCTGTTTGAAGAACACCATATCACTGTTCCGGAAGAGCAGTTTGATATTCTTGATGCTGCTGCGAAGCAGGCCGACGAAATGGAAGCCAAGCTGAACGAGCAGACCGAAAAGAATGTTGAACTTACTCAGCGAATTGGTGAGTTGGAGCAACAGGAAATTCTTGTTGATGTGGCTTCCGACCTAGCGGATACGGAAGTGGAAAAATTTGTTGGACTAGCTGAAAGTGTTGGTTACGAAGGTAGCGAAGATTATCGTAATAAATTAAATACGATTAAAGAGAGTTATTTTCATCGGACAGTAAAGGAAGACGAAGTTGAGGCAGCACCGGTTTATGATGAGTTA